GTCCTTGAGTTGTGGAAAAAATTTCCAAACTTATCTTTATCCATAAGTTTTGATGGTACTGGTAGGAAAGGTGAATTAATCCGAAAAGGATTTGATTGGCAGAGATTTGTAGATAACTTTAAAAAGTTTAGAAGTAAGTTACCCTACACGAGTGTAAAAATTAATTGTGTCTTTCAAGCTATAAATTGTTTCCATGTTATGGAAGCTCACAAAGAACTTTACTTGAGAGGTATAATTAATAAGTGGGATGATTTTTCCCTATGCATTTTACATAATCCAGATTTTATGTCTATCTTGATTCTTGATTCCGAGTCGAGAAAATTACTAGGTGAAAAAATCAAAGATCATATTCAAAACTATCTTGTGCCTGCAAAAGCGCAACAGTCTATCAAACAATACATGTCAATTCTTAAACTTCTTTCTACAGAGAAAAAAGAACATCTTATTCCCATGTTCAAGTCTTATATGTCTGCACTAGATATTATACGAAATGAAAATTCTTTAGAAGTTTTTCCAGAGTTGGAGGGTATTTTAAACAATGGTTGATAAAAGTAAGGTCAATTTAAACGGAGAAATTTTTTGTGTAGCTCCATGGATGGCTTTGGATATCCGACAAGATGGTGAAGTAAAACCATGTTGTGTTTCAGAGTATACTTATGGTCATATTAACGAAAAATCTTTATGGGAAATTTGGAACGATGAACCCATAAAAAAACTTCGTGAAAATATGTTGAATGACATACCTACTAAAAGTTGTCAAGTATGTTACAATAATCAAGCCGCAGGTAAAAGTTCTTTAAGACAAGATTTCAATGGAGATTTATTTCGATATTATAAAAAATTTGTATATGATACAAATGAAGATTTTAGTGTTAATGAACCCGGTTTTGTTTGGTGGGATCTGAAGTTAAGTAATAAGTGTAACTTCAAATGTAGAATGTGTAGTTGGACTTCAAGTTCTAGTTTTGAGTTAGAACAATTTGGTAAAATTTCTGGTAAGTGGGATGCTGCAGAAAAAACTTATGAAGAAGTAGAACCTTACTTGGGAATGGTCAATCATTTATATTTTTCTGGTGGAGAGTCTTTGATTATAGATGAACATTGGAAAATTCTTGATAAAGTAATCGAGTTGGGTAGAAATAATAAAGTTACTCTTGCATACAACAGTAATTTTAGTAACTTAGTTTACAAGGGTAGACATATCTTTGATATGTGGGATCAGTTTAATAGGGATTTGCAAGTTCATATTAGTGTTGATGGAGTTGGTGCAAGAGGAGAACTAATCAGAAAAGGATTTAAGTGGGATAGATTTGTATCTCATGCAGAACAATTCAGAGATAGATTTAAACATAAAGAACGTACACATCAACTTCATTTTGATTGTACAGTTCAGGCATTGAATATTTTTGATGTCGTTAATTTGCATCAATATCTTTATAATAGTGGATTGATGAAGAATATTGATTTTTTCTTTCTCAATTTTATGCAAACCCCAATAGAACAATCGGTTTGGATTTTGGATAAAAAAACAAAAGAAGCTGCAAAAGAAAATATTAGAAATCATATTGATAACTTTTTAATTCCTAACAGGTCCAAGCGATCTATTATTTTTTATGAGAGTTTAATAAAGTATATTGATCTTTATCAAGAACAGAGATTACTTCCTGCTTTCTTAGATTCTATGAGAAAGTTTGATAAGAAAAGAAATGAAAGTGTGATTGAGACATTCCCAGAGTTCCAAAGAATTTGGGATGTCATTAAGACTAAACCTAAAACTTGATCACAAGTTAAATCTATGATAAACTAAAAGAGGATAAGAGGATAAATTATGGCTAAAAGAACTTATACAATTGAAAAAAAAGATCCAACACACAATCAGGTATGGGAATGGAATGAAACTCCAGAATTGGTTAAACTCCTTAAAGAACTACACTCAAACAAGTCCGCATCCAGCACTGGATCCAACAACGCCTTGGTATGATTGGTTGTGTTACTGTGAAATCTGTGAAAGTCTAGGTCCCCTCCCAGGTCAACCTTCTCTTCGCAGATTCATGGCATATCGAAGATACCTTAAAGAGGTGGGTGTACTCTAGTGAATAAAAAAGTACTCATCACTGGTGGAGCTGGATTTATTGCACATCACCTTATCGGATATCTTCTCATTCATACTGATTGGGATATTGTCTCCCTAGATCGTCTTGATTATAGTGGCAATTTAAATCGTCTTCACGACTTGATGATTTCATTTGATCCTGAAGTTCGTAAACGTGTAAAGATTGTTCATCATGATCTTAAGGCTGAATTAAATCCCTTGGTTCGCAGTCAAATTGGAACAGTTGATTACATTCTCCATCTTGCTGCTGGTTCTCATGTAGATCGCAGTATCGAGTATCCTATGGAGTTTGTACTTGATAATGTAGTTGGGACTTGCAATATTTTGGAATTCGCACGTCTCCAAAAAGATAATCTAGAGAAGTTTATATATTTCAGCACTGATGAAATCTTTGGTCCTGCACCTGAGGGTATCAAATATAAGGAGAATGATAGATACAATTCTACAAATCCTTATAGTGCAAGTAAGGCAGGTGCTGAAGAACTAGCCATATCATATGAGAACACCTATGGTCTTCCCATTTATATTACGCACACGATGAACGTATTCGGTGAACGCCAACATCCCGAAAAGTATATTCCAATGTGTATCAAAAAGATTCGTGATGATCAGACTGTAACTATTCACTGCGATTCTACTAAGACTATTCCTGGATCTCGTCATTACCTTCATGCAGAAGATGTTGCATCTTCTGTTTTATTTTTATTAAACTATTCTGGTAAATTTGAAACAACGTATGGGGATATTAAGTGCCCTAAATTTAACATTGTAGGTTCAGAAGAACTGAATAATCTTGAACTGGCTCAGATTATTGCTGATGCACAAGGTAAAGAACTTAAATATGAACTTGTAGATTTTCACTCTTCACGCCCTGGACATGACTTGCGTTATGCCTTGTGTGGTGATAAAATGAAACAACTGGGATGGAAACCCGCAAAATCTGTGCAGGAACGTATCGCAGAAGTGGTTAAGTGGACTCTTAAAAATGATCATTGGCTTATTAATTAAACAATTATGATTGCAACAAATTGGTTTCAGAAAAAGTGGGGACTTGAAGATCCTGTTTTGATTGATGAACTTTATTCTAGAATCGTTGATTTAGAACAAAGAGTTAGAGTTCTTGAAGAAGAAAACGTAGAGACAACAAATGAACTTTATCGTATGGAAAACTCTTTAGATGCCCGTATAGATATTATTGCAGAACGTTGTAGGATTGATTACGATGTATGAATTTGATCAATTTGAAAAGGCAATTGCTCACTTTGGCACAAGAGTTGATATTATCGTTGCCCTTGAAATGGGAGGAAAAATTGACGCTAATTCTGCCTATAAGGAAATTAAAGCAGAACTCAAAGAACTCAAGCGAGCAAAAAAACAATATGGTAAGGACATGTAGTAAATGTGGTGAAGAAAAATTTTTGTCTTCCGATTATTTTCAAATAGTGAAACACTTTAAAAGTGGATTTTCCTATTATTGTAATGAGTGTAATAAACCCAAACCAAAAGAATAACAGACATAAAATATCGACTTATAAATATTCTAAAAGTAGATAATATTTTGGTATAATCCATGGCAGTATTAACCGCAACTGGTATTAACTTTAGTAATGGGACATCCTTAAATTCAAGGAGAGGTATTTTTCCTCAAAGCACTGCTTGGGTTTATTATCAAGCAAATGCACCTACCGGATGGACTAAAGTAACAACTCAGGATAATAAAGCCCTTAGAGTAGTTTCTGGAGCGGGTGGTGCAGCTGGAGGAACTAATGCTTTCACAACTACCATGAGTAGTTTTACTCTCAGTGGCCAATTGACTTCTACAAATGCTCTTGGTGGAACTGCTCTTATACTAGCTCAAATTCCTAGTCACAACCATCCTAATGGTGGTGAAATCGGCTTAAACGCAAACCCAGAAACATTTAACCCTGCTGGACAGTCAACTGGTTATAGTGGTGGTGACGTTCGCCGTCCTGTTCCTTCTGGAGTGGCGGGTCAGTGGATTAGAGTTACTCCTGGTATTGGAAACCAGGGATCTAATGGTGCTCACGATCACCCTTTCAGTGGAACTGGACCTGTTAACGTAGCAACTTCAATAGCAGTTCAATACATTGACGTTATTGTCTGTACTTTTGATGGATAAATATATTAGACTTTAGTAAATTAGATGATATAAAATGGCAGTATTAACCGCGGCTGGTATTACATTTAGTGATACGACACAACTAAATTCCAAGTATGGAATAGTACCGCAAAGTTCAGTATCAATATTTTATCAATCAGCAGCACCAACGGGTTGGGCTCAAAGTACTGCACATAATGATAAAGCACTTAGAGTCGTAAGTGGAACTGGTGGAGGATCTGGAGGAACTTCATCTTTTACCACTGTTTTCCCAAACTCTCTGAGACCAGTATCTCAACCTGGTATACCTGTAACTGGAACTGTAGGTGGAACTACACTGACTACAGCTCAACTACCATCACACTCTCACCCTAATGGTGGTTCTATTGGATTAAACCCAGGTGGTGGTGATGTCTCTTCTGGTACAGGATGGTCCAGAGTATTTCCTGCAACTGGAGCTAATGGATCCGGTCAATCACACACTCACCCTTGGTCTGGTACGGCTAACTTCTCAACAAATATTGATCTTAGAGTTCAGTATATTGACGTTATTATTTGTAGTTTCACCTAATTTCTGATATAATAATACTATTATTTTTTTGTTCATATGAAAAAGAATGAATCTGGTAATTTTTGTCCTCTCATCAGAAAAAACTGCATAGAACATAAGTGTTCTTGGTATATGCATGTGAGAGGGATGAATCCAAATACAGGAGAAGACGTAGATCACTGGTCTTGTGCTGTAACTTGGATGCCCATGTTAACAATTGAAAATTCTCAACAACAACGACATACAGGTGCAGCAGTAGAGTCTTTCCGAAATGAAGTTGTAAAATCAAATGAAGAAAATCGACAACTATATATTGATGTAATTCAACAAAATGGTATTTTACCAGTAAATGTTACTTCATTTACAAACATAAATACACTACCGGGAGAATCAGGAGAATAAATTATGAGACTAACTATCATACCCTCAGACAAAACAGTCTATGTAGATTTTGTTTCTTATGACAATATAGATTTGTCTTGGCTTCCACCAATTGACGGTAAAACAATTCATGCCGTTCAGTGGGATGGAGATAAGGGAGAGGGTGAAGTGGAGTTTGTTGGACCTCATCAAAACTTAAAAATTACTTCATTGGGTGTAGAAAATGTTTGTAGTTTTGAAAGAGCTCTTGAACAATGGAATGTAAGAAAAGATGAAGAAGAAGCTATAATACAAGCAAGATTGGAAGAGGAAGAAAGACTCAAAAAAGAACAAGAGGAAATGTTACAATCTCAATTCCTCTTTGAGTTTAATAAAACTCACCTCCCAACTACAGAAGAAGAAGTTGATGATGAAGAGGAAGATTTATTCTACGATATCGAAGAACTTCTGAAAGAAATTTAAACATTTATTACTGAGAGTATATTATGAACAAGAAATTACTTGAAAATAACTACATCGTCCTGGAAAATTTTATTTCAAACGAAAGGTCAACCAATCTTTCTTTTGAATTTTTAAAATATTGCAAAGAGAATAATCTTGAGGGAGACGAACAGGCTCCAAATTCATACTCTGCATATAACTACATTTCATTTTTGGAATTACTTTGTGAAAAAACCCCAGAAGTTTCTTCTGCAATAGGTGAAACTGTTCTACCTACCTATGCTTACTCAAGAGTATATAAAAATGGTAGTGAATTATCGCGTCATACTGATAGAGATGCTTGTGAAATATCTTTAACCTTGCATTTACATGGAGATTCTTCTTGGCCTATATGGATTGAAACTCCATCTGGAGAAAAACGTTGTGTAGAATTAAATCCTGGAGATGCAATGGTGTATCTAGGAAAAATAGCCCCTCATTGGAGGGATAGTTATGAAGGTGAATATTATAGTCAAGTTTTCTTGCATTATGTGAGAAGTCAGGGGGATTGTTCTTACGCATATTTTGATAAACTTAATGAAAAAACTAAACCAGTAACTGAAGAATGTAAAGAAAAAGAACCTGTTGTAGAAAATATTGTTGAAGAACAAAGTAATAATGAAGTAAAACCTGAAACCAAAATAATTTCCATCAGAAGTAAACAACCACTAGATGCTTATATTTTTACGTTAGATAATGTTGTTCCTGAAGAATTGTGTGACAAAATTCTGAAAGAGTATGTTGATTGCAGTCTTTGGATTCCAAGTAGTGTAGGTAATGGGGAAGTTGATAACACAATCCGAAATTGTGATATTATTAATATTTCTGAGGGTCCTGTTATAGAGAAAAATTTTGATGTAAGAAAAAAGATAGACGAAGATTTTTACCTTTGTGCTTCAAGTGCAATCAATGAGTATAGAAAGTTATTTCCTGAAGTAGCTTCAGATATTGATACTGGATATAATCTATTAAGGTACAATGAAGGTCAGTTTTATGTTCAACATACCGATTCATTTAAAAATCAACAAAGATCTGTAAGTTGTTCTTTTCTTTTGAATGATGACTACGTTGGTGGTGAATTTGCATTCTTTGATAGAGAAATCATGATCAAAGGAGCTAAAGGATCTATCATAATGTTCCCATCTAACTTTATGTTCCCCCATGAAGTGATGCCTGTAATCTCTGGAACAAGATATTCAATCATTACCTGGTATGTCTGATAAACTCAAAGGAATTCCAAGTATCTACTATCTCAATTTAGATTCTGAGGTAGATAGAAGACGATACATGGAAAAACAATTTGAAAAATGGGATCTAACCAATGTAAAAAGATTTTCTGGATCAAATTATTTGGTAGAAAATTATGATGAGTGGAAAGATATCTTACACTTTCCACAAACAATTAAAGAAAGATATCATCGTTTAATTGCTTCAATTACTCTTTCTACTCTTGAAATAATTCGACATTGGTTAGAAACTACTGATGAGAAATATTTGATTTTAATGGAAGATGATTATGATCTAAATTTAATCGAATATTGGCACTTTGATTGGGAATATCTGATGGGTCATATTCCATATGACTGGGATTGTATTCAATTAGGATATGAATCGTGGAATAATATTAAGTTCTTTTTACATCCAAAAGATCACACAAGTGCTTATGGGCCAATTTTAATTAATAGACACTTTGCTCAGAAATTAATTAATTTACATTATGTCAAAGAAAAATACATGTTGGTCCGTAAGTATGGCGATCACTTACTTAATACTGGATATCGAGTAGTTTCTTTAGATGGATTTATTCCTTTCTTGGGTAAAACATATCAATTACCATTGATAACTCAAAATCCATACTTAGATAAGGTTCCAAAAAAACATCACTTTGTTTGTAGAGATTTATATTATTGGTGGTGGAAAACCAAAAGAGATAGTTTTACTTTGGATGATTTCTTTTCTTATGGAAAACAAAATGATTATTTAATGGTTGAACCAGTAAATTGTAGATGAGTATTAATCCCAAACTAAAAGGTTTACCACCAGTATATTATTTTAATTTAGAACACAGAAAAGATCGTAAAGAACATCTGGAAAAACAATTTTTAGATCATGGAATAACTGATTATCATAGAGTATATTCTTCTAGATATTCAGTAGATAACTATAAAGAATGGAAATCCAAAGTAGTTATTGATAAACTCAGAACAGAAGTATGGTTTCTTGCTACTTTAGTTGACAGAATTCATGGTATAATTGATTGGTATAATTCAAATGTTTCTGAAACTTGTTTAGTAGTTGAAGATGATATTTGTTTTGATACTGTTCAATATTGGAATTTCGACTGGCAGACTTTTGTTAGTAATTTGCCATGCAACTGGGAGTGTATACAACTCCATATTATTGGAGAAAGTTTTGTTAGAATAAATTTATCTAAGTGGACTCTTAATAATCATTCTACTGGATGTATACTTATTAATAGATCATACGCAGAAAAACTTATCAAACTTCATTACATTGATAATAAATTTAAATTATATTCTAATTATGGATACAATGAAAATTGGCCAGAGTATCACTATCAATCTGTAGATTTTGTTTTATATCAAATAGGAGTTACATATTCAATACCACTTCTTACCACTAATTATAATTTTTTAAGTGATGGACTTAGGAACGGAAAGATAAATCACATGTCTAAGAATTGTGATATTTTGGTTTTGGATTGGTGGAAAAATAAATCCCAAAATTATACTTTAGATGACATTTTTTGTTTGAATTCAACCAAAAGAAAACAATTAATTATGGAAGTGAGTCATGAATTTAAAGGATAAACTGAAAGGTATTCCTCCTATTATCTTAGCTACGATTGATGAGAGACCTGACAAATTAGAATATGCACTAACCCAATATGACTACTGGGGAATTAAAGATTATACGGTAGTATCTGGATCTAAATATCAACTCTCAACATATGAAGATTGCTGGAAAGACCTTGTTGTTCTAAATCCATTTCCAGAGGACTATAAAAGAAAAAACTGGCATATTGCAGAGATTTCAATAACTTTTGCTCATCTAGTAAACATTAAAAATTGGTTAGAGACTACTAATGATCCATATGTCATCATCATGGAAGATGATTATGACCTGAGTTTCATTGAACACTGGCACTTTGACTGGGAATACCTTATGAATAGTCTCCCATATGATTGGGATTGTATTCAAATGAGTTTTGAGAATGAAAAACTTGTACCATGTTATTTGCACCCTATTTTATTTGGCCACGACACTGGAGCTTCTTTAATCAA